GCGTTAGCTTTAAAAAAATGGAATTGTTAGATGCCTAAATTTGGAAGACGTTCAAAAGAAAGATTAGCAACTTGCCATGAAGATTTGCAAGATTTGTTTAATGAAGTAATTAAATATGTTGATTGTAGTGTTTTAGAAGGACATAGGTCTGGAGAAAGGCAGGATAAGCTATATGAAGAGGGTAAGACAAAAGTTAAGTACCCAAATGGTCGCCACAACGCTAATCCTAGTAATGCTGTTGATGTGGTCCCTTATCCCATTGACTGGGATGATAGAGAGCGTTTCCATCTTTTTGCAGGATTTGTTTTGGGAATAGCACAATCAATGGAAATAAATATACGCTGGGGAGGTGACTGGAATAAAAACTTTGAGGTTGATGATAATAATTTCGACGATTTCCCGCACTTTGAGTTGATAAAGGAGTTTTGATGTTAAAGGATAGTCCTCATAGCGCAATAGATGCTGAAATAACTTTAAACACAATTTTAGATAATCTAAGCAAAACTAATGTTGAAATGTATAAACAAAGCAAAACTATGCAATTATCTAATCCAGAGCTATATTCACAGTATGATGCTATATATCAGAATCCAAGAAATATTGCAAACTTAATATCTTCACAGGCTATGCTTAAGAAGCCATCGGGCAATGAAGGATTTTTAGGGCGAGCATTAATAGAATTTTTATTACAAGCAGAAGATGGAGATAGTCCTCCTATAAAAAGATACTATCTTGGAGAAGGAGAGAGTAAAGAGCCATCAATTGCAAAGGATAAGGCAGAAAGAGCTGCTAGAAAAATAGCTTCCTTTAGTCCTGCAGACTCATTATCAATGGACTTGATTAAGCAAATAATAGGAAAAGATTCAAAATATGATTTATATGGAGGAGAAAGGAGTTTTAATGAGTAACGGAGTAAACAATAATCAATATGGAATGCCTAATCAGCCTTCTGTTGACCAAGAAATATCAGATGCACCTAACGTAGAAGATATTCTTGATTTCGTAATGAGAGAAGCCCCAGGGATGGCAAAAAGAGGGGTAAATACATTAGCAGACTATTTATTGAAGCCTGCAGGATTTAAAAGCTCTCATCAACTAATATCTGAAGGACAGGAGTCTGCGCCTGGGCAAAGTGCGCATTCAAATACAGTTTTAGATGATTTTTCATTTTTCCTTAAAGGATTAATGGATAAAGAGGGAACATGGTTTAATCCAGAAGGTTCTAGTTACGATACCTCAGTTCCAACACAATTTGCAACAAGAATACTTCCATTACCTCTTGAGGATGCTCTTGCGAGTGATGTTAGTGTTCCTAAAGACCCAATGTTAAATTATCTTTGGCTTAAAGGAATATATAACCCCCCTACTGAGGGTCAACAGAGTTTATGGGATTATATTCAAAGCGTAGATACATCGTATAATTCTAATATTAAATAAGCATTAAATGGCAAATCTCAACCTTAATGGTAATGTTTCTAAGAATGAAGAAGCTTTAGAGGTTGCTTATAAAGATTTAATTACATTTGGAAAGCTATTTAGTCCACAGGACTTTTTAGCTTCCGCCACGCCAAATTTTCATAGAGAGGTGGGAAAACTACTTCTTGACCGTGAAAAACAACAATTAGCATTAGTTATGCCTCGTGACCATGCAAAATCTACTTTAGCAGCTTGTGCTGTTTTACATAGATTTTTATTTGCTTCTAAAGAGACTCCAGAGTTTGTTGCATGGATAGGTGAGGCTCAAGACCAGGCAAGAGATAATCTTGGATGGATACAAAACCACATATACTCAAATCCAGCAATACATTACTATTTTGGTGATTTGGAAGGAGATAAATGGACAAAAGACGAATTTACCTTAAAAAACGGATGCCGAATGATTGGCAAGGGTACTTCACAAAGATTAAGAGGAAAAAGACAATACTCAACACGTTACACAGGAATCATACTTGATGACTTTGAATCAGAGCTAAATACAAAAACTCCTGATTCTAGAAGGCAAATTAAAGAATGGGTAACTGCAGCTGTTTATCCAGCTATTGATTTTGATAAAAATGGGTTTTTATGGTGTAATGGAACAATTGTCCATTATGATAGTTTTTTAAATGGATTAGTTACTAAGAGTAGAGAATGTGAAAAAACAGGAGAACAATTTGCTTGGGATGTATATACTAAAAAAGCGATAGAAGATGGCGTGCCTATCTGGCCTTCAAGGTGGCCAATTAAGAAATTAGAAGAACGTAAGCAATTCTATATAGACTCTGGTACCCCAGCTAAATTTTACCAAGAGTATATGAACCAAGCAAAATCTCCAGAAGACCAAATATTTAGCGAGGAGGATATAAATAATGCAATGTATAAAGGATTTGCTAGGTACGACCAAGAATACGATTCGTGGTATATTAAACTCGATGACGGGAGAAAAGAGTTTGTCAATATTTACATCGGTGTTGACCCAGCTTCGACGGTTGGTATTCACAACGATTATTCTGTTATTATGGTTATTGGTGTTACTTCTGAGTTTGATTACTACGTTATTGAGTACTGGCGTGAAAGAGTGCTACCGATGGACTGTGCAGACAAGATATTTGAAATCACAAAACGATATACTCCGATAAGACGTATAAATATTGAAACAGTCGCTTATCAAGAGATGTTAAGAGATTATGTAATGAAAAGAAGTAAGAGAGAGGGGATGTTTCTTCCTGGCATAGAAAAAGGAATTAAGAATTACAATCAAAAAAAGAAAGACAGGTTGTTTGAAGGCTTGCAACCTATGTTTAAAGCTGGAGCAGTTCACCTTAAAAAAGAAATGCATGACTTTATAGGTGAGCTTATGGATTTTCCCAAAGGAAGCCATGATGATACCATTGATGCTTTCTGGCTAGCAACACAATATGCAAAGGGCAATCCTAAAGCAGGTAATAATAAAAAGAAAAAAAATAAGAATGGCGGATGGAGCAAACCAAGAAAAGTGTATAATTGGATGACAGGTGCTCGAAAATAGCTATTGTTTATGAAGATAAATAGGGTTATATTATAAGTTATGATACAAGAAGACATTCGAGTAAAAGAAGTTAGAGAGCTTTTTGACCGTTGGCAAAAGGCAAGAAAAGACTGGGATGATGCTGCCAGAGAAGACATTGACTTTTATTTAGGTAATCATTTTAGTGCTCAAGAACAAGATGAATTAGATTCACGAAATCAAACCTCAATGCCAATGGATAGGCTTTATTCTGCGATTGAGCAGTTTAAAGCTATCGTTACATCTAAAACTCCTAAATTTTCTGCTATAGGTAGGGAAGATTCAGATAATAAGCTAACAAACGTATGGAGAACCATATTAGAATATATATGGGATATATCTAATGGTAATGAGGTATTCAAACAAGTTGTTCATGATTATGCTGTTACTGGATTAGGGTACTTTTATTGTTATTTAGATAAAGATGGAGATTATGGTAGAGGTGAGGTTAAATTCACATATGTAGACCCATTTAGAGTTTATGTAGACCCTAACTCAAGAAATAGATATTTTGATGATGCTGCGGGAATGATAGTCTCAACAATACTTAGCAAACAGCAGTTAATAGATTTATACCCACAATTATCTCAACCTATTGAAGAAAACAGTGAAAAAATACTTATAGATGAGATTGAAACAATTAGTGGAGAGGAAGATTATCCAGATGCAATGAACCAAAAGACAATGCAGTCTTTTACTCCAGATAATACTAAAGATAAAGATTATATGCATAGTGACAAGTATAGATTGCTTGAATACTATAGAAAAGTACGAGTCCCTTATTATAGAGTTATAGATACTAGAAGTGGTGATGAACGTATTATGACTCAAGAAGATTTCATGGATATGGCTCAGGATAAAGATTTTGCAAATGCTGTGCAAAACAAATTAATAGATTATGTAGAAGTAACACAACCAAGAATAAAGCTTACTTGTACTGTTGGTCAAATTGTTTTATATGAGATGATATGTGAAACAGATATATTTCCAATAGTCCCTGTACCTAATATATGGACAAATACTCCTTATCCAATGAGTGATGTTCGTAAAAATAAAGCATTTCAAAGGTTCCTCAATAAATCGGTGTCTCTTATTACATCCCATGCTCAAGCTTCAGCAGGATTGAAGCTTCTTGTACCTCAAGGTAGTGTTAGTGATATAGAAGAGTTGGAAAGAGATTGGGCTAATCCTAATGCTACTATCGAATATGACCCATCTTTTGGGGAACCGCATTTTCCTGCACCACAGCCATTATCTAATTCTATTATGACTTTACCTAGAATGATTGAGGGTTATATAGATTTAAATATTGGTATCTTTGAAATGATGCAAGGAAATTCAGATGCAGCTCCTAAAACATATTCAGCTACAATGATGATGGAAGATGTAGGTCAAAGGAGGTCTAAGTCTAAGTTGAGAGATATAGAAGGCTCAATTAAAAGATTAGGTCAAGTAGCTTATAATATGGCAAAACAGCATTATAAATTTAAAAAGACATTTAGAATCGTTCAACCTAATCACGATATTAATGAATATACAGTAAATAAAAGATTATATGATGATAAGTCTAAAGAGTTAATGGAAATTGAAAATGATATTTCTGTTGGCCAATTTGATATTAAAATTATTGGCAGCTCTACTTTACCTTCTAATAAATGGGGTGAATGGCAAATATATATGGAAGCTTACCAAGCTGGCCTTATTGATAGAGTTGAAGCTCTTAAGAAAACAGAGATATTTGACAAAGAAGGTGTACTACAAAGAACTGATGAAGTTTCTAAATTACAAGGTATGTTGCAACAAGCGCAAGAACAACTTAAACGTGTTGGTGGTGATTTACAAACTGCAGAGAGAGAATCTATATCATCTAGGAAACGTACAGAGGTAGAGAAATTTAAAACAAGACTCAAAGAGCAAGAATTAGATAGCAAGGCAAAAAGTAAACTGCAAGTCAGCAGATTAACAGATGCGGTGAAACTCGAATCCGAGAGATTACGAATGAATACAAGTAGTCAAACTCAAAAAGGTAAAGAGAAATCGCAGGAAGGAGCTAAATAATGACAGACGCATATGAGGGTGGACATCAAGAAGGTGAAACCACTGATAATGTAGGGCAAGACGGAATGGAAAATTCGCAAGAGAGTTCTAATAACTGGGAAGAACAAGCAAAGTATTTTCAGAGCGAAAAGGACAAACTCGCAGCGGAAAATTCAAACTTAAAAAAATACGAAAAACTAGGAAGCTTATTGGAATCACGACCAGACATCGCAAATGCAGTAGCAGGAATGATACAAGGTAATAGTGGTCAACCAGCAGGTCCTCAGAAAATTGTAATGGATAGGGATGAATTTGACCCATGGGAAGCCTATAATGACCCACAGTCTAAATCGTACAAGTTCAGACAACAAGAGTTACAAGACTCCATTAATGGGGCTGTTAACCAACAAATGCAAGGATTACAAAGAAATCAAGGTGAGATGCAATTAAAGACCGAACTACAACAGAGAGGACTAAGTCCCGCAGAAGTAGACTCTTTTATGCAATTTGCTTCAAATAATCCTGCAGAGTATGGTGTTGATGGTGCTATTAAAATGTGGAGAGCTATAGCTGAGTCTGGAGATACCAGCAATCAAATGCAAAATCCACTTGACGATGTTCGTCAAACACAGGAGAACCCAGCAGTGGGTGGGGTGTTGCAAGGTCAACAACCTCAAGCTCCAAAGACAGATAAAGATGAAATGTGGAGTGCAATAACAAAAGCTGGTAGCCGTGCGAATGTATTGTAAATAATAATATAACTTAGGAGAAAAAATGGCTACTTATAATGAAGGACAAGTCAAATTCGGTACTCCTGGGGCAGTGATTGATAGTACAATACCATCAAGAAGACTGTATGACTTTAGTGATAGGGTCGCAGAATTAGCTCCAGAAGAATCACCGTTTTTTGTGTATTTGTCAAAAGTAGGAAAAGTTCCAACAACGGATAGTCAATTCCGATTTTTGGAAGATAGAACAAAAGTTTCTATTACTGATAGA